AAAAAAAAATAAATTAAAAATAGAGAATTTATTATCAAAACAACCAATAATAATAGAAGATAATATAGATAATAAATTTATAAAAGAAACGTTTAAATACAATATAATAAGTGAATATAAAGCAAAAAAAATATGGGAAAGAACAAATTATAAATATACAATAATATATAGTTTAAAAGATACAACAATATTTATATCAAATCCGAAGGAATTAAAAACAAAAATACCAAATAAAAAAGATATAATAATAGAAATAAAATTAAAGAAAGGACGATCATTAATAATACCTTTTAAATGGTATTATTCATTAGAAAATAAAAATTATGTAAAAATATATGGAATAGATGATTATATAACTTATATATTTGGAACTATTTTTTAGTTTTTTTAATAGTATTAGTTTTATTTTTATTAGAATTTTTATCATTAAGATAATCATTTTCAATAAATTGTTTATGTTCGCACCATTTTGAAAGAAGAATATTTAATTCATTTAACCAAATATCTTGAATATTGGTATTTTTAAGTTTATCTAAAATATTTTTAAGGTCATTAACTTCTTTTTCAAGAATAATTTTTCTATCTAATGTTAATTGAGAAATAGGCATTTTAAGTAAATAATTATAACCTTTGATAATAGAATCTTCATTATCATCAATATCATTATCAGAATCTTTATAAATTTTAGAATAATTTAATTCATTTAATCTTTTAGAAATAATATCTAATTTAACATTCATAATTTTAATATTACCATTAATAACATCAAGAATAAATCTTATTTTATTAGATAATATATTATAATCATTTTCTAAATTTTTAATTTGACATTTTTTTCTTTCAAAATATTTAAGTAAGCGAATTTTAGACCATTCTTTAAGAATAGAAGAAGTATTATTATATTTTTTAATAGCACCATTTTCAGTATAAAGATGCATATTATTAATACTTAAATTTTTAGTAGAAACTAACTTAAAATTATTTTCAAATTTTTCAATATTATTATGAATAGCTCTAGCACCGGGAGTGAAATGAAGAATAAATTTAATATTTTTAGCAGTATAATGACTTTCGAAAGATTTTAAATTAAATTGATTATTTTGAATAATATTTTCTAGAAATTCTTTATAATTTTCAGTCCATGTACCAATTGGTAATTCAGTAATTTCGAGAGTAGTATCAGTTAACCAATTATAAATTCCTCTACTTTCATATTGATTTTTAGAATCTTTTGTAATAGAACCATTAAAACCTAAATAATAAGGAACAAATTCTTTAATAGAGATTTCATCAATAATATTATAAATTAAATGCATATCATCAATATTAGTAATATTAATATTTTTATTAGTAATAGTATTACAAATATCTAAACAAGATTTAATAATATCATCTGGATTAAATAGTGGAACATTAGTAGAGAATCCTGTACCAATACCAATACCACCATTAACAAGAATCATAGGAATAATAGGGATATAATATTCTGGTTCAATAGATTGACCATCATCATTTAAATAATTTAAAATACAAGAATCTTCTTCTCTAAAAATTAGTTTAGTTAAATTAGAAAGAAGAGTAAAGATATATCTAGGAGAAGATGAATCATTACCACCTTGAATTCTAGAACCAAATTGTCCATTTGGTTGTAAAATATTAATATTATTTGTACCTACATATATTTGTGCCATACCGATAATAGCTTGTTGTAAAGAATTTTCACCGTGATGATAAGCAGTTACTTCACTAACATTACCAGCAAGTTGAGCAACTTTAATTTCATTATTATATAATTTTCTTTTAATACAAGCAAATAAAATTTTACGAGTACTTTCTTTAAGACCATCACAAATATGATTAATTGATCTTTCTAAATCTCTATTACTATAATGAATAAATTCTTTATTAATAAATGTATCATAATTAACATTTAATTTAGTATAATCTAAAACATTATTTTTATCATAATTTAATAACCATGTTTTACGGTCATCACTTCTTTTTTTATTAAAAGCTAAATCTAAATTTTCATCTGATTCTTCATTATATTTATAAGTAATTTTTTTCATATTTCTAAAATATTCTTTAGCTTCATCATCTTTTGAAGTACCAAGACCTTTATAATATTTAATTTTCCAATTTTTTTTATTTGAATTTTTTTCTAACCAATTTTCATAATCACTCATATTATAAAATGAAATAACTTCATCTTTATAAGATGCTTTAATAATTGGAGTTAACATTGATGTTAGAAATCCATCAATTTTATATAATGAATTCCATAATGATTGAAATAAATTAAATAATAATCCTTTAATATGACTTCCATCATGATCCTGATCTGTCATAATCATAATACTACCATAACGAAGACTAGAAACATCTGTATATTTTTTATTTTGTTCAAGACCTAAAATTTTTTTTAAAGCTGTAATTTCTGCATTATCACTAATTTTTTGTAATGTTGCATCTTTAACATTCATAATTTTACCTCTTAATGGAAATACACCATATTTATCTCTACCAATTACACTTAAACCAGAAATTGCCATTGTTTTTGCTGAATCTCCTTCTGTTAAAATTAAAGTACATTCTTGACTATTTTTTGTACCTGCTAAATTAGCATCATCTAATTTAGGAATAATTATTTTAGATGTTTTTTTACCATCTGTTTTAACTAATTTTTTTTGATCATGAAATTCAGTTAAACTTAATGCTTTATCTATAATTCCACATTTAAATAATTTATCTATAAATTTATCACTTAATTCACATTTTGAACCAAATTTACTTGCTTGTGTTGTTAAAGTTTCTTTTGATTGTGAATCAAATGATGGATTTACAATTATACTTTTAACAAATATTTTTAGATTATCTTTAATATGTTGTGATTTAATTGTTTTCTTTTTTTTACTTTGAGCCATATCAACTAATCTTTTGATTATATTTTGAGTAATATAATCTACATGTCTTCCACCTCTTATTGTATTAATACCATTTACAAATGATATTTGTTCATGAATACCTGTCTTTGATAATGTTGCTACTACTTCCCATCTATCATTACATACTTCATAAACTAATGGTTGTTCTGTTTTATCTTCTATAAATAATTCTCCATATTTTTCAAAATCTTTTATTAATAATTTTTCATCATTAAACCATACTGATACTTCTTTATTTGTTGTTGCACAAGCATCTATTATTCTTCTTTTAAATAAATTATATATATCATCTGTCATTCCATTTTCTAATCCAAATCTTTCATAATCTGGTAAAAATGTAATACTTGTATATGGTTGTTTTGTTGATGATTTTACTGTTGGTTTATTTCTTTGTGTCATATTATTTGTAAATGTTTGTGTATATAATCTTTTTGTATAATGATCTACTGTCTCAATAATAAATTCTTTTGAAAATATATTTGTTAATTTTGCTCCAAATCCATTTTTTCCACCCCATGTTTTCTCTTCTGTTTTATCATAATTTGTTGATGTTAATAATTCTCCAAAAATTAATTCTGGTATCCAAATATTATTATAATCTTTATGTTTCTCTATATCTATTCCATTACCATCATTAAATATTTTAATTATTCCTGTTTCTTTATCTATATTAACTTTTATATTTTTAACAGGTTTAACATCTTTTTTTGTTTCCATTTTAAGTCTTTGAGAATGATCAATTGCATTTACTACAACTTCATCAAATATTTTTAATAAGCCTGGAATATAACTAATTTCTTTTTCAAACATTTTTTTTGTTTCACCATTATAAATATATGTTCTTATTTTTGTTATTTCTGTAGAACCAATATATGTATCTGGTAATGATTGAATATGTTCTAATAATTCATATTTTTTATACTTATCTTCAATATTTTTACTCATATTTATATTATTAATATAAATTAATTATTATATCATTTTTTTATTTTACTAAATTTTATATTTATATTTAATTTATTATTTAAATTAAATATATTATTATATATATAATTTGATATTAAAGTACCTAAATAATATGAAAATAGTGATATTATTACACTTGATATATATCCATATATTATATATTTAAATTTTTCATCTTTAATATCTACATTTCTTATATCACAAAATTTAACTAAATATAATAAAAATTCATATATTATTATTTTAAATATCATAATCGGATAATTTTTTATACCAAATAATATACCATATACAAAAAATATTATAAAATGTGTAATATAATATGTATATATTTCTATATTTTTGGGATCTATTTTATCATAATTAATAAATAAAAATTTATCAAAAAAATCTATATTATATTTACATTTTAATATATATAATATCAATAATGATAAAAATGATATTAATATATATGTATAAGCTAATATTGTTTTTATAAACATATCTATAATTTAGTTATTTTTTATTTGATTTATAATTATATTAATTTCATTCGCTATATTTGATAATGTTTTATTTTCTATATTTATTATATATACATTATTTTCACCTACTTCTTTTTTTAATTCTATTATATTTTCTTCATGTGTATTGTGTATTTGTTTTAAATATTCTAATGTTATTTTATCTTCACTCTCTCTATTTCTTTTTTTTATTCTTGATAAACATAACTCTGGTTCTGATTTTAAATATATATATATATTATTATTCCATTTATTATCTGTCTTTTTATGTAAATCTAATAATATTTCATATTCTTCTGAATTTATTAAATTATTATTTTTTGCTGTTTCTATAAAACTTTTTTTTATAAAATATGGACTTCTTTCTACTAATATAAAATTTGATAATATTTCTTGATCTCGATTTTGTATCCAACATCTATCTAACCATATTCTAACTTGAAAATTAAATACATTATTATTATTATTATTATTATTATTATTATTATTATTATTATTATTATATATGTCATTTAAATATGGTTGCCAACTATCAACTGGTTCTAAATCAACTGGTAATTTTGAATTTTTATGTAAATAAGATAATATACTTGATTTACCACATCCTATATTCCCATCTATTGTAATAATTCCCATTTTAATTATTTAAATAAAAATAAACTTTTATATCATTTTTTAATTAACTAATTTTTTTATTTTTGATTTTAAAACTAACTTTTTTAAATCTTTTAATTTTAAATGTTTCTTTTTCATTTTCATTTTCATTTTATTAACAATCATATATATTATTGATTTTATCATATTTACAATTAATTGTTTTATTTCTTTATCCGCTTTTATTTTGTGTTCTTTTAATATTTTACTTACAGACATTAATAATAATTTATTAAAACTACATGTATCACAACCTCCTTTTTTATTTCCTCCTCCTAATTGTTCTCTTATTAATCCAGATTCAAAATTTATTTTTTGTACATCACTTCCTTCTTCAAAACTATATAATTTACTATCATCTTGACCAAAATATGATGATGGTAATACTGTACCTCCTTTTATTTTATTTTTTATATTGCACATTTTATTTATTTGTAATTTTGTAGAATATAATATTTCTTTATTTAATTTATTTGTATTATATTTTAATAATGCTATTATACATGCTAATGTTGTAACATTATATACTACCATATTTATATATAATGCAAATTTAGATATAACACTTTTATTATTTGATTTTATTAAATTCTTATCTAATAATAATTTTTTTGAATAATTATTATATTTATTTGATTTTAACATTTCCTATTTAAATATAATATAAATAAAATATAATTTGATTTAAAATTAAATTATTTATATTATTTAGAAAATGAATAATTATTATAATATTAATAATAATAATGATACTTATTTTAATAATGCTAATAATAATGTAAATTTTACTGAAAATTCAACTAATATGATTTCTAGAACTTATGGTATAAATGAATTGTCCGGTGTTTTCTTTTCTAATTTTAATATTGAATTATTACAAGAAGAAATTAGAAAATATATATATTTTAATAGTGAAAATAATACTATAATTGGTAAACAAAGTGTTGATGAATTAAAAATAATTATGAAATCTATTTATTTATCTAATAGAAATAAATTAAGTGAATATAGAGATGTCGATGACCAAGTTAAATTTTTAAATAATTTAGTTATTTTAGAATGTGGTAAAATTATTAAAACTAATTTATCACAACATTTACATTATATTAAAAATATTGATTATAAACCAACTTTTCAAGAATTACCTAAAAATGTTTCTAATAAAGGTATTAAAAATCTTGAAATGTATAAATAAATTTTATTCTTTTATATTAATAGAGTAAATACATATTTAATATGAAAAAAAGATGTATCGAAAATTTTAGTAATTCGTGTAATAATAATAACAGTCCAGATTCTAAATTTATATATAATGACGATATTTCATATGATGATAATATTTTAATTTATCGTTCTAGACTAAATAAATATGAAAGAAATAAATTTGATTCTGAACGCAAATTTAATTATAGATTAACATTTACTGTTTCCGTTATTTATGGTACTATTGGTTTAATTATATTACTATTAGGTTCTTTTACTAATTGGGGTAATCAATTATTCTTTAATGAATTATACTATTTTACCATTACTTATATTATTGGTACTATTATTATTATTTTATTTCTTGCATATCAAGTTTATTCATTTGATTTTCCTATTTTAACTAAAGAAATTGGTTATGAATCAAAATATTGTCCTGATTTTTGGATTTCAAATACTAGAGGTAAAGATGATAATATTATTAATAATATTAATGATATTGATAAAACTGCTTTTAATCTTGAATGTAAATTAAATTATAATGATGGTAATATTCCTACAGAAAAATTAAATAATTTTAATACTGATAAAGAATATAAATTATCATCTCCTGGTAAAAGACTTTATATTGAAATTGATCCTACCAATGATAATGATATTAATAAATTATTTGATGATGATAAAGAATCAAACAATATTTTCTTAAAAGCTGTCGCTAGTATTGCTGGTTATAATTATGATACTGCTACTAAAACAGTTTCCCCTATTGTTTCTGATAAAAATTATCATATTAAAGATGAAAATGGTAATAATTTTACTGATAAAGTTCCTTTATTATGTGATAGAGTTTATCCTTTACAATTTGCACAATTAGATTTAGAATATTCTAATAAAAAAAATATACATTTCAGTAATAGATTTAGATGTAAATTTGCTGAATTAACTGGATTACCTTGGACTGATGCTGGTTGTTCTTAATATTATTTCATTTCTGCATTTATTTTTTCATGAAATTTATAATTCTCTATTTTAAAATCTTCATATTTTAAATTATTTATCCAATTTATCTTTTCTTCTATTGTCTCTCCTATATTATTTTCTGATTCTATTTTTAATTTTATTTTTTCTTTATATATTTCTCTACTTATTTGTATATTTACTGCTTCTTTATGTTCTTCATATATATGTCCATCGCTTATTGCTATTCCTATTGAATTTACATTTATTTTTAATACTTTCGCTATTATATGTGTTAATATTGCCGTACTTGCTATATTAAATGGTAATCCTAAAAATAAATCACTACTTCTTAATGTCATTAAACATGATAATCCTTCTTTATTTTTATAAAAAGTATATAATATATGACATGGTGGTAATGCCATTTCTGATAATTGTAATGGATTCCATCCCGATAAAACTGCTCTTCTTGAATTATTTGGTTTTGATAATTCTTCTATTACATATTTTATTTGATCGACTCCTTCTTTATCTCCTTCTTTTTTATATTTTTTTCCAAATTTTCTCCACTGCCATCCATATATTGGACCTAATTCTCCTTCTTTATAATCTATAAATCCATTATTATCTAAATATTCTCTTGATGAATTTCCATTCCAAATATTTACTTTTTTATCTTTTAATATATTTGCATCAACACTTCCTTGTAAAAACCATAATAATTCTTCTATTACACCTTTGTAATATATCTTTTTTGTTGTTAATAATGGTAAATTCTCTATTTTTTCAAATTTTAAAAGATTACAAAATTTACTTATTGTTTTTCCATTTCTCGTTTCTATCTCTTCTCCTTCTTCTAATGTATCTTTTAATAATTTTAAATATCCTTCCTCATTTTCGTAATACATTCTTAATATTATATATTTCTAATATTATTATCATTTTTTTTATATGAATTTTTACATAAATTATTTACACATTTTTTTATTTTTTAAAAAACTAAAAAGCATGATTTTTTATTAAAAAACAATACTTTTATCATAATTTTATATTACTATTATGATTTATTATTTATTATCTAAAATTAACAAAAAAAAAAAATTTTATTTTTTACAAAAAAATTTACCAAAAAAATCGCTTGACTCATTTACTCGCTCAAACGAGTAAAACTCTCATAATAAATTCTATATTTAAAAATTATTTATATTATTATAATAGGGTATAATTTTTTTTACTCACTTATGGAGTTTAAATGTAAATTATGCGATTATCAAACAAATCGTAATTATAATCTTTTAAGACATCAAAATGCTAAACATAAATGTCAAATTATTGAAAATAATGATGAAAATTTAACAGGACAAAATGTTACCCTAAATGGACAAAATGTTACCCCAAATGGA